GTGGACGGCTTTTCCACCGGGACCGTCGCCGCCATGGCTGCGGCCGCGGCCGGGATCGGAGCGGTAAAACTCACGATCGACGGAATCAAAGCCGGGATCGAGGCCGTGCAGAAGCTCAACGAGCTGACCCTTGAGCAGGCCCACTGGGCGGACGATCTGCTCACGCAGTCGGCACAAACGGGCCTGAGCACCGATCTTTTGCAGCAGCTTGACTACGCAAGCAAGTTTCTTGACTTCGAGGGCATCGACAAAAGCCTTGTCAAACTCACGCAGAGCATGGACAGCGCTCGGGACGGCGCCGAAAAACAGGCGGCAGCATTCCAGACTCTGGGCGTTGCCGTTACCGACTCCGACGGGCAGCTGCGGGACAACTGGGAGACCTTCAAGGACGTGATCAACGCGCTGGGCGAAGTGGAAAACGCCACAGAGCGCGACGCGCTTTCCAATGACATTTTCGGCAAGAGCTATGCGGAATTAAAGCCGCTTATCGACGCGGGCACCGACGCCCTGCAGGATATGATGGACGCCGCCGTGGAAAACGGCCACGTCCTGGACGAGAGCCAGATCCAGAAGCTCGGAGAGGTCGACGACGCATACCAGGAATACCAGACCAAGCTTGACGACGTAAAGAAAAAGCTTGCCGTGGAATTTGCCCCCGTGAGTACAAAGGTGATGGAGGAGTTTGGCGACCTGGCGGTAAAAGCGGCTGACAAGCTTGTCGAATCCGGCATGCTTGAAAAAATAGGGGCGTTTATAGGGCCGCTGGCAAGAATAGGAGACTCGCTGCTCAACCTTGCAGATGCAGTGCTGCCGGTTGTTACCGGCGCATTGAATGTTGCCGCAGATGCTTTTGCGTGGGCGGCAGAAAAAGCGGCGGCATTCTTCGACTGGGTTTCACGCCTGGACGGGGCGACGATCCAGCAGACCATGACCGATGTCGGCAGCATGGGCTACTACGTGGACGATTACAACCCCGCGTTTGCGGGCTACAACGCCGCCGGTACGGACAACTGGCGCGGCGGACTCACGTGGGTCGGTGAAGGCGGACCGGAGCTTGTGCGGCTGCCTCAGGGCTCGCAGATCTACTCCAACCAGGAAAGCCGCCAAATTTCGGCAGCGGCGGCGCCCACCGACACCCGGCGCATGGAGCAGCTGCAAAGCGAAAACAACCAGCTCATGCGGGCGCTGCTCAATGAGTTTTCCGGTATGCACATGAGGGGGAGGATGCTGTATGGCTAATATGACAGCCATTACCAACGCCTATAAAATATACCGTGACGGGAAATGGGGAGAGTGGAAAGCACAGGAAAGCTCGGGGCTTATTGACGATATCAGCCTGGATACAAACGATAAAGTAGCGGTCAGATTCCCGGTAAATAACGTGAGAATCACGCAAGTGACCATACCGGCCTATTTTGCCGTTTCTGATATGATATCTATAGAAGCGGACATAATTGCATCCATCTTTGACCAAGACCCATCATCAGGGACGGCGCTGGCACAGACCGTGTACAGAGACGCGAAATCGGGAGAGCATCAATACACAATATCCGGCATGAGCTTTGACGCGAGCGGATATGCGTATATTGTGTTTGAGCTGTCAAAATGGGTCTTCACACCGCTTTGGTGGAAACCAGGCGCCGTTACCGCATCCATCACCTACTCACAAATCCCCTTGACCGTTGAGGTGATCACACCGACGGCCTATGTCGACAAGGAGGCAAGCTTCAGCTTTGCGGACTCACGGCTTGGAGCGACGGTCACCGTCACGCCGTATTTCGGCACGACGACGCCGCTGGGCCGGTCAGTCACGGTAAAAAAAGACACATTCAGTATCGAATGTGAAGAATCATGGTTCACTGCGGCAGGCGTGACATCAGACAGCATGCGCGTGACGCTGCGCTGCTCTGATACGCTCGGCAGGACAAACACCAGCGCGAGCTTTACACTCAACCGTTACGGGGCAGTCACGACAACCATCGTAAAGCCTAAAAGCGGTCAGTTTGACGCAAGCCAAAAGATAGCCTTCCAGTGGTCAACGACGGGCGGTGATATTCGGAATTGGGAAGCGCAATGGAGCACCGATCAAAGCACGTGGCAAACGATGGGAGGAAATCGAACCGGCACGGAAACCAGCTTTGAAACGGAAGCGGGCTTTTTCCCAGCTGGAACAGTATATTGGCGCGTGCGCGTGCTGGATTATGATACCGGCTGGTCGAGATGGGTACAGGCAAGCTTTACCGCCATCTATAACACGGCATCTGTCACGCTTACAAGACCCACAAGCGGGACCTTTCAGGGAGACGCACAGATCGCATTCGACTGGACTGTCACGCCCGGCAGCGGAAAGATCACGGGGACTCAGCTGCAGATTTCCAGGGACAGCGGGGTCACGTGGGAGACACTTATAGACAGTACAGGCTCTGTCACAAGCTACAAGAGCAGCGCCGCGCAGTTTGCGGCGGGGTCACTGCGCTGGCGCGTACGGGCGAAGAACAGCTATCAGAGCGGGTATGAGGAAAACTGGGCGACAGCAAATATAACAATTGCCTATACGCCCGCATCCATTACGCTGACAACTCCCACAAGCGGGCAGAAATCTGGCTCTGAGCCAATCCCGTTTGCCTGGTCTATCACCAACGGCAGCGGAAGCATCAGCAGGACCATTTTTGAGGTATCAACAGACGAAGGCATCTCCTGGGAGATCCTCGTCAATCGAGCCGAAAAAGTAAGCTCTTACACTTCCGGCGCAGGACAGTTCCCGGCCGGGACACTCAAGTGGCGTGTACGGGCAAGAAACCAGTACCAGGCAGATTATACGGTGTCGAGCACAGGAAGCGTCACCATAACCTACAGCGGCGTTTCGCAAATCTCCCCGATCAACTCTCCAACGTCCGGGCGTATTTCTGCAGCGTCTGAGACGGGGTTCCATATCACGATAAGCGCATCAGACGCAGTTCACGTGCCGTTTACAATGGAGTCGGCGACCTTCCACTGGCGGTCCGGCACCAGCGGAAATTATACGGACGTACCGATGGAACTGGCACTGGGAGGCGCACAGGCAAACGCCTATATCGCAGGCGGTACCTTCCCGAGCGGGACCATCCAATGGTATGCATCTGCCGTGGACAACACCGGAGAGACAAGAAGCACGGCGGTCTATACGCTCCAGGCACTCAACGCCACTGTGGAGGCAGTGCCAGTATCGCCTGCCAATACCATTGAGGGGACCAGCAGCGCAATTACGTTTGTATGGAGCTACGCAAGCCTGGACGGCAGCACCCAAAGCCGCGCCATCCTGGAATACAGCCTGGACGGTTCAACCTGGAAAACCATAGCGGATGTAAGGCAAAGCGGTACCCGCTATACGGCCCCGGCGGGGTTCTTCTCCGCGGTCGGAATCGTATACTGGCGTGTGCAGGCATACAACGCGGCAGGCACCGCCGGGCCGAAATCAGCAGCCGTGAGCTTTACGCTTTTCGGCGCCTCATCGGTCGCCGCTGTCATCGGAGACGGCAAGCCATTTGCGACAATCTCATGGCAAACCGAGGGGCAGGTAGCTTTTGAGCTGATGATCGGTGAGAAACACTACGGCCCGTACTTCGGCACGAACACACGAAGCTATACCCTGCAGGAACCGCTGGAGGACGGGGCGTACACCGTTCGTGTCAGAGCACAGAACCGATACGGGATCTGGTCGGAGTGGGTGGAAGCACAGATGCAGGTCACGAATGTCCCCGGGCCTGCCGTGCCGATCAGCGCTACAGGGGGAGAAGACATTACGATTGACCTGTTTCTGGCTACGCTGGTGCCGATCATACTTGAGCAGCCGCAGGATATACAGACGACAGACAAAAATATCGGCAGGGTTTTTAGCGCAAAAATGAGAGCAGACAGGACGCTGACGTACAAGGGCCAATGGGAAAGACAGAACCCAGGGAGCTCAGAGTGGGTAGCCACGAGTGCGATTTTTACCCATACATATTACGGATACGAGAGCCTGCAATTCAGCCCCGGACAAATTGCAGAAAGCAGTAACGGGAAAAGATACCGGTTACACCTTTGGAACGATGCGGGAGAACTGTATTCACACGCTGCCCTGTTTACCTATGCATCGCCGACGCAGAGGGGGCCGTTAATCACTGGCTTTTTCCCGCCGGAAACGGGATATTTCCTGATATACCGGGATGGAAAGCTGATAGGCAAGACCTACGGCACCAAATTTGTCGACAAAACAGCAATGGGAACCCATGAGTATTATGCAATACAGGTGCTGCCGGGAGGCTATTACACGCGCTCAAGCCCTTACCCGGTCAGAGCAACGGCTTCTCTAAAATCCCCGGTAATCGGCCTTCTCGAAGGCGGGAATTTTATCAAGCTGGAGTTGAGCACGGACGCGGACCGGGCGCAGGACATCCAGCACAGCCGCGAGGTGGTGCATGTGCATTACAGCGGCTCCCGCTTTCCGACATCGGAGATCGGCGAGGCCGAGACCCTGAGCGTGTCTTTTGATACCGCATGGAAACAGACGGACAAGGCCGCAGCGGACGCCTTTGAGGCGCTGGTGGGCGAAGACGTGATCTTAAAAACGCCGGGCGGCTATGTGATCGTCGGCACGCTGGAGGGCTACGAGCTGCACGACCCGCACTTTTACAAATCGTACCGGTGCACCTTGCAGCAGGGCGACTGGAGGGACTTTGTGTATGTCCCGTGAAATTGCTTTCCGATATAACCTTTTGCGCGGGGGCGGTTTTTACGCCCGCCTCCGCGCTGTGGAAGAATCTGCGCCGCATATCAGAATGCAGGGGGACGGGCAGATCAAGATGTCGTTTTCCGGCACTTTTTCCAGCATCGCCGTCGACGTGGACGGCAGGCCTATGGACATCGACTGGTTGTCCGATGAGGTGCAGCCGGTCATGATCCTGGACGGCGTTGAGCATCCGTTGGGCGTCTACATCCCAACGACACAAACCGTATCGGCAAACAGCAACGGCGGCATCGCGAACATCGAGGCCTATGACCGGGCACAGCGCGTGATGGACACAAACAGCGCTGAGCTTTTGTACTGGCCTGCGGGGACGCGCTATCTTGACGCAGTCGGACAACTGCTGACAGCTGCGGGCATCACAACGGTTTTCAAGACGGACAGCGCCGCAGCCTTTACGGAGGACCGGGAGGACTGGGCGCCGGGCACGCCTTATCTCACGGTGATCAACGATCTCCTGCGGGAGATCAACTACAAGGATCTGTGGTTCAACGCTGACGGCGCCGCCATGCTGGAACCAGCTGCCGTGCCGGAGGCATCGCAGATCCGGCACGTACTGGACGCATCCGATCCGGAGTCAATGATCGAGCAGGGAGCAACGCGCGGAAATGATTACTTTTCCGCGCCGAACGTCTTCGAGGCGTACGTGGCAAACCCGGACAAGACCGGCATCATGCGCGCCGTGGCCGTCAATGACAACCCGCAGAGCCCACTTTCCACCGTCCGGCGCGGGCGCCAAATCGTACAGGTTACGAAACTGGACAACATCGCCGACCAGGCGGCGCTGCAGGCCTTTGTGGACAGACAGCGCAATGACAGCCTCATGGCGGGCGAGACAGTGACCTTCACGACAGGGCTAAAAACAGACTGGGGCGTAGGGGATGTGGTAGGCCTGCATATCCCGGCTCACAAGTCCAGACTGTTTACACCGGACGGAAAAGTGGAAATCGAGGACGAGCCGGAGATCACCGCCGTCTGCCTCAGCAGGGCTTACGATATGGAGCTCAAGGTCGGGGGTAAGATGCGGCATACTTTGGAAAGAGTGGTGTATGCACTTGACACCTGACAAACAGATTTTTAAGGCCACGGCGGCGACTGTGACGGAGGATGGCGTGACCCTTATCCTGCCGGGACAAACCCAGGCGACGCGCAAAACCTACAAGCGCCTCGCGGGGAGCACGGTCACCGCCGGCAGCGCGGTTCTGTGCGCCCGTGATTCCGGGACTATCGTCGTGATGGGGAACATTGTGTAGGGGGCAGCAAATATGACAGAGATCAATATCAACGTGAGCGACCAGAAGTGCAGGCAGGAGCCGCTTTTTATCGGCTACCAGGGCGAGAACGAAGTCACGCGGGTCATTGTGGATTACAGTGCGTGGACGGCGGAGTTTGGAGAGGGCACCCTGTCCCTGGAGCTTATGCGCGCCGGCGATACCGCGCCGTATCTCGCGACGCTGACCGTGGAAGAGGGGAAAGCCGTCTGGACGGTAACCAATGTCGACACAGGCGCACGCGGCGAGGGGGCCGCGGGCTTTGTATACACCGTTGATGAGCAGGTCAAAAAATCTGCGGTGTTTCGCTTTTTCGTGGGCCGCGATGTCGGCGGCACGCCCGGCGACAGACCGGATCCTTACGAGAGCCTGATCACCTACTTGGAAAGACTGGCGGCACAGACGGAGGGAAACGCTTCTGCAGCCGCGGAGAGCGCAAGCGCCGCCGCCGGATCCGCGACCACCGCCACGCAGCAGGCCCAGGCAGCAGCCACGGCAAGAACTGCGGCGGAGACAGCACAGCAGGCCGCCGAGACAGCTCAGGGAGCCGCTGAGACGGCACAGACCGCAGCGGAGGCCGCCCGGGACGCGGCAGTGTCTTCGGCCACCGACGCCGCCGGGAGCGCCACCACGGCCACGCAGCAGGCCCAGGCCGCAGCCACGGCAAGAGCAGCTGCGGAAGCAGCCCAGCAGGCCGCCGAAACGGCGCAGACCGCCGCCGAGACCGCACAGACAGCAGCGGAGGCCGCCCGGGACGCGGCAGCATCCTCGGCGACCGACGCCGCCGGGAGCGCCACCACGGCCACGCAGCAGGCCCAGGCCGCAGCCACGGCAAGAGCAGCTGCGGAGGCAGCGCAGCAGGCCGCCGAAACGGCACAGCAGGCCGCCGAGACGGCCCAGACCGCAGCGGAGGCCGCCCGGGACGCAGCCGCAGCCTCAGTCATCAATGCCGCCGGGAGCGCCACAACTGCCACGCAGCAGGCCCAGGCCGCAGCCACGGCAAGAACTGCGGCGGAGGCAGCGCAGCAGGCCGCCGAAACGGCACAGCAGGCCGCCGAGACGGCCCAGACCGCAGCGGAGGCCGCCCGGGACGCAGCCGCAGCCTCAGCCACCAACGCCGCCGGGAGCGCCACAACTGCCACGCAGCAGGCCCAGGCCGCAGCCACGGCGAGATCTGCGGCGGAAGCAGCCCAGGGAGCCGCGGAAGCCGCGCAGACCGCAGCGGAGGCCGCCCGGGACGCAGCCGCAGCCTCAGCCATCAATGCCGCCGGGAGCGCCACTACCGCCACACAGCAGGCCCAGGCCGCAGCCACGGCAAGAACTGCGGCGGAGGCAGCACAGCAGGCCGCCGAGACGGCACAGACCGCCGCTGAGACCGCACAGACCGCAACGGAGGCCGCCCGGGACGCGGCTGCATCCTCGGCCACCGCCGCCGCCGGATCCGCGACCACCGCCACACAGCAGGCCCAGGCCGCCGCCACGGCGAGAACTGCGGCGGAGACAGCGCAGCAGGCCGCCGAAACGGCACAGGAAGCCGCTGAGACTGCACAGACCGCAGCGGAAGCTGCCCGGGACGCGGCTGCAGCCTCCGCCACCGCCGCCGCCGGATCCGCGACCACCGCCGCGCAGCAGGCCCAGGCCGCAGCCACGGCAAGAACTGCGGCGGAAGCGGCGCAGCAGGCAATCGAAGACTTGACCGTCTCCGCCGAGGAGATCGACACAGCACAGCCGACGGTCGAAAAACAGGTGGACCCACAGACCGGCGCGGTCAATCTCAATTTTGGCTTTGCCAAAAATCAGGCCACGACCGCCACAACTGTCGGCCCCGCGCCCATCGTCACCTTTGACGCTTCCGCCGCCGACATGCCGCTCAAGGGGCTGACCGTCAACATCGAGCCGGTGCAGGCCGGCACTGGTGATCCGTCCCCCGATAACGTTCGCCCCATCTCCGGGTGTACGGGGTGCAATGTGACGATAGCCAGTGAATTTGAGTACAGGCTGACAAACAGCACAATGACTGACAGCGGACTGACCATTACTACCTCAGACGATAATTATTTATCAATGGTTGGAACTTCTACAAGCAATGCCGGAATATCTCTTGTGACATTCGTGTCAACGGATACAAGGCTCGTAATTTCTGATGTCGTTGCTGTCGAAGGTGCAGCTCCGTGGTTTCTGTGGGATGCAACGTCAAGGGTCAATATTTCCGGGATGAAAAATGACTTGAATGGTCAATACACTTTGACAATAGGTCATTCGTATTCAGTTGGGTATATTCCCAATAGTGGAAGAACATACAGTCTAAAAACAAGAATATCATTAACGCATCAACATCCAACTGTCTACCACATCACCTTCCCCACCGAAGCAGGCACGGTCTACGGCGGGACGCTGGATGTGGTGAACAGGAAGCTGATTGTCAACAAAGCCATTATCTATTTGGCGGATTACACTTGGAGCCGAGGCAATTCAGGCAGCAGAATGAGATATACAAGCGCAACAATATCTCAGCTCGTTGGGCCTAAGTATTATGGGAGTATTTGTAACACTTTTACTCTTGGCACAGGCATTGGGAATACCACTGGAAACAACACGTATTGGTGGACACATGAAGGCCTTTTTCGCGTTTTTAGTGAAGATTTTTCAACGCTCAGCGATTTCACGAATTTCCTTTCGCAGAATAACGCGCACGTAGTGTACAATTTAGCAGATCCAATCGAAATCCCACTCACCGATATCCCTGAAATCACCACCCTCCTCGTCGGCACAAACAACATCTGGGCTGACTGCGGAGATGTGACCGTCACCTACGGCGCATATCTGGAGACGGTTAAAGCCCACGCCGATCGGCTCGGCGACAGCATCCTCAGCGCGATTGCCCCACTGGAGGTAAGCTATACCGCAAGCCGCACCTACGCGGTCGGCAGCTATCTCTTTGTCGGGACAAAGTTCTACAAGGTCACACAGGCAATCGCCGAGGGCGGCACGATTACACCGGGCACCAATGCAGTACAGACCACCGTTGCCGAGCAGCTTATAGCGCTCGCGGCGGGATAATGAGAAAGGAGTAACATCATGAAACTCGCAATCGTAACTTGCATCAACGGTAATTTCAAGGTCGAGGCCGAGGGCTTCACCACGGAACAGGCCGCGCTGGTGGCCTTCCACAGCATGGCGCAGACGCTGTGGAACGCGCCCGACGTGCTCACGGGCGAGGTCGCCATTGTGGACGAGCAGCTTGACATCTACAAGGGGTATAAAGAGTTCATCCGCCACACCGCCCAGCAGCCGACGCAGCAGCCCGAACCGGAGCCGGAACCTGTGGAGGGAGAATAATGGATGATGACGAAAAAACCGAGAGCGGCCTGCTTACGGAGGATTAAATAAATGACCTACTCGTGGGAATGGTTGAGCGATCTTGCGATTATCCCGGCTTGGGAATGTTTCCTTGTCGGTGTGCTCGTCGGCATGGTTCTCACCCTGGTGATTATCGCAGGAGGGCACAAAAAATGACCAACAAACAAATCTATGACCGGCTGCGAGCTGCCGGAATGACGACCGAGGGGGCATGCGGCATGCTCGGAAACATGGCTGCCGAAAGCGGCATGCGCCCCGATAATGCCCAGGACAGCTACGGCATCCCCGACGAGGTCTACGTCGCGCAGGTTGACGCCGGCACGCGGGATTTTATCGACTCAGTCGGCTTCGGCCTGTGTCAGT